GCTTTCAGCATATCTGTTAGGCTTTGACGAAGATCGTCTTTTTCTTTTTGTGCCTCGGAGAGAAGCGAAGAATAGTTTAGGGTGACGGATTCACCTGGGATTGGAACAGTTTGGAACTTACCGCGAATCTGTCCAAGCATTTCTTTACAAAGTGCGAGAGCATAATTGCGAATCCACTGCTTGCCCATAGAGTTAATGTTTTCGTATGGAATATTATCAAATGGAAGTGTGTTGATGTTATTAACGCCCCCGACACCTGTATTGACATCACCCTGCTCTCCCCAAGAATTGTCTTCAATTCTGAAGCGAAACCACACGCGGTTAAGGTAGCCGGCAAAGTCATCATCTCCTCTCGGTTTTGGGTATAATCTTAATTTATTGTCTATAATCTCATAAGAGTAATGAGAGGTTCTTGTATAAAGGGAATCTTCATACATTATAGCTTGTAATTTATTCTGCCAAGTGGGGACAATTTCAAAAGTTGAATCATCTGCGTATTGTCCATACGTTGAATAGTTGCCAACAACTCCAGTGCCGCCGTAGTACCCATAGAAACGCCACATAGCGACCGGAGAGCGATAAAAAACTTTATCTATGATAATGCGTGAATCACCAATTTTTCCAGCATAAGGAACAGCGCCCCCATCATCGTCCAAGCCCGTGTCAGATGCTGCTGATACTATAGTTTGAAGATCATAGTCTTGTTTGTTTTTTGTGGTTGTAAAAGAAGCGGAATAAATTCTAGTTGTCCCACCAATTCCAGCCATTGTTGAAACACCATCACCAATTTTATTAGCGTATGATAGGGTCACTCTTGGGTACTGCAAACTCGCGCTGGCTGGACCGCTCACCATTTCGCCACGGTGATCGAAAGTTCCAGTTAGTTTGCCCAGGGTATCAGAGAGAACGTTCTTTCCTTGATGCATGTTAAGAATATATGAATATTCCAAAACTGCCTCTTCATAGGCAGCATAAACATTGTCATTTGTAAGCTCTATGTCTACAACATCGCCACCGAGCTTCTTGTATACATAATTTACCTGTCTTGACGCCCCAGTTAGAAACTCTGCTGAGCCCGTGTACATTCCAAAAGGAACTGCGGAGGCTACATCATCCGTGGAGCCAGTTGAAGAAAGAATGATAGCGCTAGTTTGAGATACGGGTTGTAGATTTGTGGGCATTCATGGAGCCTCCTGTTCGTAGTAAATAGTGAAAGGATAAACAAAAACCCCCTCACCTTGTTAGATGAGGGGGCGAACAAGCTACTGTTTATTTATTTTGATTCTGTAGCCTTTTTTCTTGGTGCGCGCTTGCGGGGTTTCGCTGATGCCTCTGCTTTTTTAGCAGGTGCTCCCTTCTTTTTTGGTGCGGGAGCAGCCTCAACGGGAACCGCTGCGGGGCGCCTTACTCTTCTTCTAGCTCTTGCTGTACTATTCGCCATAACTCAAGCCTCCTCAAGACACGTCGTCAAATTGCTTGTAGCCGTGCAGACGAAGAACAAACTTACCAGCAGTATAGGCTGTCGCGGCTGCCGCGTTACTACCAGAACTTGCTAAGTAGAGGTAATTGCTGTTCAGATCGTTGCCATCAAGCAAGTCAACAGTATCTGCACCAATTGTCTGAGTGGTGGTGAAGTCAATGATGGTTGTGCCCTTGGTTGCCAATTCGTTTGAGGAACTGACTGCGGTGCCAGCAATGATACCAAATGAGGCGTTAGCGGAGGGCAACGGAGTCTCAACACAAATTAGTTCGACAGTAGTGACGACACCGTGTTCTGGACCCACTCTTAGCAAGTGTGCTGCTGAGTGTGGATTCGTTCCGGCGCCGGGCCATCGACTTGCGGTTGATGAGCTAACACCTATAATCTGTCCCAACGCTGAAGCACTGAAGGCACTAACTGGAGCGGTGCCGTTTGCTAGATCGATCTGGACATCAGTAGTGATCATGCTTCCGTCTCTAATTGCTGTATATGAACCAATGGAATCACTGATTCCAGCCCCTGCGCTGGAAGAAGTGAAACTTTCTCCAGTCTTACTCAATGCGTAAAGTCTTTTACGTCCTATTCTTTTTCCCATAATATTTTCTCCTTTATTGTTATTATGTTATTGCAATAACTTGTCCTATTCAATGAATTATTACCAGCCACCTCGGTAATAAAACTTTCTAAGGGCAGTGGCCTCGCCCAGAGGAGAATACTTCAAGTTACTTTAACTAGTGTTCTCAAAACAAAAACCCCCTGCCGAAGCAGGGGGCTAGGTTTAGTAAGTGGGCTTACTTATCAGGAAGCGCCAGACTCACCAAGAAGACCACGTACAACGACTAGACCGTACATATCTGGACGAACCATCTTCTTCGCGTAACGGGTCATAACACCCTTACGTGGCACGAAGTCTTCAGGTCCGAAGATTGTGGGAGTAGTCTGTAGTGGCACGTAAGGTGCGTAGACATAGCCGCTTTCAAGGAAGCTGCTACCACGACGACCAACGAGGACCACGTTGCGTGGGAAGTAGGGGTCAACAATGACATCAAACTTCTTGCTAAGTGAGCCGGTCTTAAGAGCACCGATGGAGCCCTTCTCGTCGTCGTGAGTGACGCTTGCACGGAAGCCAGCGGTGAACTCAAGGATGTTGGCAACTTCGGGTGAAACAACCACGAAGTTAGCACCACCACGGAGAGTCTTACGGTGGATCTGTGCGGAGACATCATTGATGGTTTCAACGAGAGTCTCGTACCACTCGGAGACAGTACCGGTGAAGTCAGGAGCAGCAGAAGATGCGCCTAGCTCGTTACCGTTGGAGTCTACGAAGAGACCAGGGGCACGAGACCAGTAGCGAGTAGCTGCGGTTGCGCCGTTAACAAGGTCAGCAAGAATCTCACGGTCAATTTCAAGAGCAATCTGCTCGGAGAGAATTGAGGTAAGTTCAACCTCTGCATCCAAGTTGTGGTATGCGTTGAGGTCCTGACCAAGCTCTGGGGTCCACTTAGCCTTGAGCTTCTTGGTCTGAGCGGTAATTGCAGTTGAATCAACCTTGATGTCAATTTCTGGAATATCGGTCTCAGCCTCAAGAGGGAAGAGGTCACCAACAACAGCACCGACAGTGCCTGCGGCGTCAATCTGATCCTTAAGTGGGAAAGTAAAGCCGTGCTGACCAAAGTTGGCATTTAGCTGTGTCGCAGCCTGTACAGCAGTGCTTGAATCAACAGTGAAAACAAATCGAATTGCATCACGGCTACTACCCGGTGAAGCAATACTATCTGCGTTTTTAACACGATCGGTCAAACGACGAATTTGGGTTGCTGTCGTGATTGCTGTCTCGGCCGCTGCGATGTCAGCAGAGCTAATCTGGAAAGCAGACAAGTTATTGAAATCAGGATCACCAGTAGTACAAGCCAAGAGGTTAACGTCGATATCCATAACTGCACACTTCAAGGATGAATCTGTAATAGATAACACATCGACATCATATTTGATGTATTTTTTATTTGCTTCCGAGACGCTTCCGTCAAGATCGAAAATAAGACACTTTGCAGTGTTGACACTGGAGCCCGCAGCAGTAACGGAACCACTTGGAGAAGCGTAGGCATAACCGGTTGAACCATCGCGACCGGGACCACCAAAGCCACCTTTTGAGGTAGCATCAATCAGATCTACGCCATCGATTACGGAAGAGCCAACTTGGTTGGTGCCGTAGATGGACTTTTCCTTGGTGTTACCCATACGTGGGGAAACCATTCCGCCTTCAACGCCACCTGCGTCACCAGAGTAGGTGAAGTCAAGGAAGAAGATGAGACCACTGGGGAGGCTCATTGGCTGAACGCTAACGAGGTCGTTGGCGATGAGACCAGCGAAAACGCGACGAACGATTGGGAAAGCGACAGCAGCGAAGCCTTCGACGGAACCATTACCAAGGGTAGTCTGCTCACGGAGAAGCTCCTTGGCTTGGTTTTCAAGTAGACGGGCCATTGAGTTCTGCTTACGCTCGTCCTCAAGACCTTCTAGGAGACCAGTCTTCTTCCACTTGGAAAGAAGTGCGTGGGACTCAGCACGCATATCACGATTGACAACGCCTTCGGTCAATCTTTCAACAATACTAGACATAATTATAAATCCTCCTTAAATTTGATTTAATTGATACCTGCTAGTTTACGCATTCTCGCGGTAAACGGATCAGCCTTTGGCTCTTCCTTACGAGATGCACGGATAACGGAAGTTGGACGGGTGATAGCTTCGCTTAGTGATTGTGGTCCTCTCTTGGGAGTGGACGACACTGTGCTTTGAAGTGTCTCGTGAATTGTCTTTGCTTCCTCAACCGAACCAGCCTTAGAAATCGCTTCGACAATTCTTTCTTTTTGTCGCTCATTCAGGGAGGTATTTCTCAGCGTGCGGTTGGTGTAAAGGAGTCGTGCATTACTAAGATTTACATCCTGCACATTCTCCTTAAGTGAATCAACTACTTCTTGGTAGTTGACCAAATTCTTTTTAAGTTTCTTGTTCTCGAACACTAGCTCTTCTTGAGCCTTTTTAAGTGCTTCGAGTTCTTCTGCGACTTCGGTGCTGCGGCGATGTGCCATCTCTAGCTCCATCTGGTGCTTGACTGATTCTTCGGAACGACCAGCCCAGCCAGAGAGCGTAGCACCCATGTCTACGGTAAGTTTTTCTACAATTGCCTCTAAGAGAGCATCAGATATTTCTTCGTAAAGATCGTCTTCACAATCTTCTGGCCACATTTCGCAACATTCTTCGTGTGAGAATCCATCTTTTTTGCAATCGTGGTATTCTTCTCTAAGAAGGTCACCCTCTTCAAGACCTGCTTTATCCATTTCT